GATTCGGTTCGAAGATGGTGGCGATAAGCCTGCCGGCTAAGCTCCGGCCGCTATTCGAACCGGCTCCCTACAAGGTTCTCCACGGCGGGCGCGGCTCGGGCAAGAGCTGGGGCGTAGCGCGCACGCTCGTCATGAAGGCGCGGCAGAAGAAGCTGCGCATCCTCTGCGCCCGAGAGGTGCAGAAGTCGATTCAAGAGTCGGTCCATGCGCTGATCAGCGATCAGATCCAGGCGATGGGCTTCGGCCGCGACTTCGAGGTGCTGGAGAAAGAGATCCGCTGCCTCAGGACGGGGAGTTCGTTCCTGTTCAGCGGATTGGCGGCGCACACGGTCGAGTCGATCAAGTCCTTCGAGGGCTGCGACATCTGCTGGGTCGAAGAGGCCCAGGCGGTGAGTGGTAAGAGTTGGGACATCCTGGAGCCGACGATCCGAAAGCCTGGGTCGGAGATCTGGATCACGTTCAACCCGCAGCTTGAGAGCGACGAGACATACCAGCGGTATGTGATCAACCCGCCGCCTCGGTCGGTTGTGATCGAGATGAACTACTGGGACAACAAGTGGTTCCCGCAGGAGCTTGAGGACAAGCGGCTCCACGCTCAGAAGACCATGAAGCCGGAGAAGTACCGGCACATCTGGGAAGGCAAGTGCATGCCGGCTGTGGAGGGGGCGATCTACTTCGATGAGGTCGCCAAGGCTGAGGATGACGGGCGCATTGCTCGCGTCATGCCGGACAGGCTGCTCAAGACGCATGCGGTCTTCGACCTGGGCTGGAATGACGCGATGACCATCATCATGGTTCAGCGCTCGGCCTCGGAGCTGAGGATCGTTGACTACATCGAAGACAGCCACAAGAAGCTGTCGGACTACTCGGACATGCTCAAGGGCGAAATCCCAGGCAATCCGGAAGAGTCGCTCAAGCACGCTCACCGCAAGTCGTACAACTGGGGCCAAGTCTGGCTGCCGCACGACGGTTTCTCGAAGGACTACAAGACCGGCAAGAGCGCCGAAGAAATGATGCGCGCGCTCGGTTGGAACGTCGCCCAGGTGCCCAGCATGGATGTCGAAGGCGGCATCAAGGCCGCTCGGGAGATCTTCGAGCGCGTGTGGTTCGACAAAGAGAAGGCTGCGCGCCTGGTTGAGTGCTTGAAGCGCTACCGGCGAAACATCGGCCAGAAGACTGGCGAGGCTGGAACACCGCTGCACGACGAATTCAGCCACGGAGCCGATGCATTCAGGTATCTGGCTATTTGCGCTGACAAGCTTAAGAACGTGGACAGAGTCTCCAAACCGCCCCGACAGGGCAACACACCGAAAAGCTGGATGGCTGCGTAGACCGAATGGCACAAGACACCCTGACCCGCATCAAGGAGCGCTTTAAAGACGCCACCGAGTTCATGCGGGATCAGCACGCCCGCATGCGAGAGGACGCGAAGTTCTCAAACCCTGCTGACTACCAGCAGTGGGATGAGGCGGCAATCGCGGCTCGCAAGGGCCGGCCGATGCTGACGTTCGACAAGACGAACCAGTTCGTCATGCAGGTGGTGAACGACCTGCGCATGAATAAGCCGTCGATCCAGGTGTTGCCGGCTGACAGTCGGGCCGATGTCGCGGTTGCCCAGAAGCTGAACGGCGTGATTCGGCACATCGAGTACGTATCTCGTGCTGACATCGCCTATGACACCGCTGGTGAGCATGCCGTCCGCCTGGGACTGGGCTGGATTCGCGTCATCCCCCAGGTCATGCGCCCTGAGACGAACGAGCAGGAGATCCGCATCATGCGGGTGCACGATCCGCTGTCGTGCATGCTCGACCCGAACAGCACGATGCCGGACGGCTCGGATGCGATGTGGGGCTTTGTCGGCTGCCGCTACACGAAGAAGGCGTTCCAGCGCGAGTGGCCCAAGGCGAAGGCCGACAGCTTCGACGACGAAAACGGCGGGCTGTGGTTCGACGAAGAGACCGTGACTGTCGCCGAATACTTCGAGGTCGTTGAAGAGGTGCAGAACCGCATCGTCGCGGAAGACGGGCAGTCGTACTCCGAGGACGACTACTGGGCTCAGGGCGGCGCGATGCCGGCGGTAAAGAACTACCAAGCCACGCAGCGGCGCGTGAAGTGGTTCAAGGTCACGGGCTGCGAGATCCTCGAAGAAACCGACTTTCCGAGCCAGTACATCCCGCTCATTCCTGTGATGGGCCATGAGATGTGGGTCGAGGGGAAGCGCTACCTATGTGGCCTGGTGCGCCGCATGCGAGATCCGCAGCGCTTCCACAACTACATCATCTCCGCAGCCGCTGAGGCTGTTGCGCTGCAACCGAAGGCGCCGTTCGTTGGGCCGCGCGAGGCAATCGAAGGGTACGAGGATCAGTGGGACGCGGCGAACACTAGCGCGCAGTCCGTGCTTCCATACAACGCCTTCACGGAGGATGGAACTCCGATCCCGCAGCCGCAGCGCTCTCAGCCGCCCACCATGGGATCGGGTTGGGGTGAGTTGGCGCAGTACTCGTTGGCCTCGATGGAGGCTTCGGTCGGCATGTTCGCCGCCAACCTCGGCAAGAAGGGCAACGCAACGTCTGGTAAGCAGGAGCTTGCGCAGCAGCGCGAAGGCGATGTTGCGAACTTCCACTTCGCCGACAACCAGTCGCGAACAATCGAGCAGCTCGGTCGGGTGATTGTGGACATGATCCCGCGCCTGATCGACACGAAGCGCCAGGCGCGCATCGTTGGCGAGGATGGGTCGCAAGACTTCGTTGAGGTTGATCCTGCATTGCCTGTCCCGGCCACCAAGCGCGGCCGCAAGGTGGTGGCGATCAATCCGAGCGTTGGGGCCTATGACGTTCGCGTCAAGAGCGGCCCGAGCTACACCAGCCAGCGCCAGGAGCAGGCCGATCAGATGGGCCAGCTCATCCAGGCCAAGCCGGAGCTGATGCAGATCATCGGCGACGAGTGGATTAAGTCGATGGACTGGCCGGGCGCTGAGAAGATCGCGCAGCGGCTCAAGGCCATGTTGCCGCCGCAACTGCAAGCGCTTGAGGATGAGCAGGAGGAACTGCCGCCCGAAGCCATCAAGCAGATTCAGGGGCTGCAGCAGCAGATTCAGGAGCTTTCGCAAGCTCTGGAGAACGCGGCCGCCGAGGCTGACGACAAGCGCATCGAGAAGGAAAAGGCCGAAGCCGACATGCTCATCCGCGGCTATGACGCCGTGACAAATCGCATGAAGGTTGTGCCGCCGATGACGCCTGAACAGGTGCAGGCCATTGCCATGCAGACTGTTCAGCAGGCGTTGTCTGTGCCGCCTGTCGACCAGCAGGACGCGCAGCCGCCGATGCCAGAGATGCCGCCGCCAGAGATGGCGCCTCAAGACCAGCCGCCTCAGGGCGGTTTTTTTACGCCTGACGAGGGCATGCAATGAAACTCGCATCACTTTCCGTGCCGAACGTGGCCACAACCACGACTGTTTCGGTCAGCGGCACGAGCGCTCAGAGCGTGACCCTTTCCGGCGCTGATGTGGTCGTAATGCCCACAATCGACTGCTTCGTGATCCGCGGTCAGAACCCGACCGCGACGACCGCATGCTTGCCGCTGCTGGCTAACGTGCACTGGCGTCTGACGGGCCTGCAGCCTGACGAGAAGCTGGCCTTCATCACGTCCGGTGGCGCGGGCACCGTGTACGTCAGCGACAACTGCTGAGATGCCCAAGAATCTCCCCGTCTACGGCCTGCAACTGGGCGGCCTGGCGCGTTCGCGCGCCCGTGTCACGCTAAGTGGCAGCAGCTATACGGACGAGGCCGGCCAGAGTTTGATGCCGCGTGGCACAAATCAAGGCAACTGGGGCGAGAACTACGAGATCGACGCCGCAACAATCCTGAGCTACGGCGCCAACTGCGTGCGCATCCTGCTGCGGGTGCTGCGCGATGAGGTGGATGTCGACAGCTACAGCCAAGGCGCGATTGGCCACCTGCAACAGGACAAGTACCAGCAGTTCATGCGCGAGCTTGATTGGCTGGAGGCGCAGGGGCTGTACATCATCGTTGCGGTCGACACCGATTGGGGCGCTGGGTCGCGTGGCCTCGGGACGGCGGACTGGAACTTCTTCGACACGCTCGATACAGCCGGGCAGCAGCAGTACACCCAGGAGTTCTACAGCATCTGGGAATACGTCGTCCGCAACAACATGCGGCGCAAGCGAATCCTGGCGTGGGAGCTTCTGCCCGAGCCGATGCAGACGGGCAGCAACAGCTCACATGCCCCGATCCTCAAGGCTTGGTACGAGGTCTTGATGAATCGCCTGCGGGCGATTGACCCGGCGACGCCGTTCCTGATCGGTGGGCGGGCCTCCTACGGCCTGAACACGATCGAAGAGGTGCTGTTTCCAGATCGGTCAGACGTTATCTACACCGCTGACTACCTGACCGGCAAGGTGCAGAACGAAGACGCGATCGCGACAGACATCGAAGCAATCAAGCTGTTCCGCGACACGTACAACAAGCCAGTTCTGATTCAGCAGTTTGGACGCAACACGTCAGAAGACGAGGGCAACGGGACCACGACGGACAACCTTGGTCTAACGGCGCTCAACGGTGGCCTGTTCATGCTGCGCGCGGTGGGCATCCCATTTACACATTGGCAGTACCACCAGAACAGCATCAACCCGAACGCCTATGCGCTTTGGTACAAGATTGATGCCGACATCGACGCTGCCGACAACTGGACGCCGAAGCCTGCAGAAATCGCCAGCTTCACGTATCACATGGGCGTGACGCACGCGATCCTGGAGGCGGCGGCCATCGCGGCGGCTACGGCATGCGGCGGCGAGCTGTTCTACGTCAAGAGCGACCTGTCGAACGTCTTCCAGAACAGCGCGGGCACGACTCCAGTCACCGCGGCTGGGCAAAGCATCGGGCGCGTGAATGCAGTGGTTGGCAGCCGGTTCTTCCAGCAGACAAGCGATGCGCTCCGCCCGACGCTTGCGGCGTCAGCGAACGGGTACGCCGTGGGTTTCCTGACTGCGAGTGAGTCGTGGATGTCGTGCGATACGGCCTACTTCACCACCGCCGACACGACGCAAACAGTCATTGTGGCGGCGAGGCCGCCCACCTCCGCCTCGAATAGGAACCTGCTGCACTGCGGCACGTCGACCAGCATAGTTCGGTGGCCAAACCTGCTGGTGACGGCGACGGACGAGTGCCAAGCGTCTTGGCGTGGAGACGACAACGTCTTGCAATCGAGCAGCACCACCACGCTTTGCGACAACCGCGCGATCGTGGCAACCGCCGCGATGACGGCGCTGAACGACAAGCGCGTGCATCTGCAGGGCGTGCAGGAGGGCGTGACAAACACGACCAACCCCGGAAGCATCGCGAGCATCACGCGCCTTCGCTGGGGCGCTGCTACTTCTGGCGCAAACGGCCTCGGTGGCCCGTCGCCGCTGGTATTCGTTTGCCGCAATGCCGTGACCGCAGAACAGCGTCGAGCGATCGAGCGCTTCGGCGCGTGGCTGGTTGGCTGCCCGTTCCGAGGCGCGATCCCGGCGTAAAGACTCTTAACACATAGCAAAGGCTCGCCTCGGCGGGCCTTTTCCGTTTCCGCGTCTTTCGACGCAACCCCACTGTGCCGGGGCGTTTCGGCCTGCCTCATCAATCCGATGACCACTGAAAACAACGTCGCGGCTGGCGAAGCGACGGAAATCAACACGCCTGTTCAAGCCGAAACCCCGGAGATCACGGCACCGGAAGCGCAAGTAGAAGAGACGCAGACGCCCGCGGAGACCGAAGAGGAACGCGAGGCAAAGGCCGTCAAGGCCCTGCAGCGTCGAATCGACAAGCGCACGCGTGACCTGTACGCCGAACGAGCCGAGAAAGATCAGCTCCGCCGCGAACTGGAAGCGCTACGACAGACCGCCAAGCCCGCAGAAACGCAGGACGAAGGCGATGTGGAAACCCGCGCCAAGCAGCGCGCGGCCGAAATCGTTCGGGAGCAGCAGCTTTCGCAGCGAGTGGCCGACGTGTTGTCGAAAGGCAAGTCGATTGAGGGCTTCGAGAGCGCCGCAAGCACGGCGATCGAGGAGCTCGGCCTTGTCGATTCGAGGGGGCGCCCGACAGAGCGTCTGCATGTCCTTTTTGAGATGGACAACGCGGCCGATCTGCTGGCCCACATCGGCGCGAACCCTGACGTTGCCGACGAGCTTTCAGGCCTGTCGCCGACCCGACTCGCCGTCCGCCTGGCCCGTCTCGAAGACGAGCTGAAGGCAGCGAAGGCACCCAAGACAAGCGCGGCGCCCAAGCCGATCAAGCCCGTAGGCGGGCCTCCGCCGTCTGGAGAGGACTACTCGCCAGCGATGACGGATGCCCAGTTCGAGGCCTTGCGTCGGCGACAGATCGCCGCGCGCCGAAATTGAAATCTGAAAAGGATTAATCGTGCCCAACTCTCTGTTGACGATTGACATGATCACCCGCGAGTCTCTGCGACTCGCACACGAAAAGCTGCAGTTCATCGGTACCGTTGACCGGCAGTACGACGACCAGTTCGCTAGGACCGGCGCCAAGATCGGCAGCGCGCTGCGCGTGCGCAAGCCGAACGCCTACACCCGCCGCCAAGGCTCGCGGGTAATGGACGTTCAGGATCAAAGCGAAGCCTCCAGCACGATCACGGTGGCAACGCAGGACGGCGTTGACATGCGCTTCAATTCCGCGGAATTGGCCTTGTCGATCGACGACTTCTCGCGCCGCTACATCGAGCCGGCCGTGAGCGTCATGGCGTCTGGCATCGAGGCCGACTTCCTGGCCTACGCGACCAAGGCGACGTTCAACGTGGCCGGCACCGCTGGCACGGCCATTACTGACCTGACCGCGCCCGGCCTGGCTCGCGCCAAGCTGAACCAGTGTCTCGCGCCGAAGGACAAGCGCGTTGTGCAGATGGACTCCATCACCACGGCGAGCCTGGTCAAGGGCGTGGCGACCTACTTCGCGCCTAACGGGGACATCGCCAAGCAGTACCGTGAAGGTCAGATCGCGCGCACCGCGATGGCTGACTTCTACGAGAACGAGCGGGTCTGGACGATGACCAACGGCTCGGACGTGACGGGCTCGACCGATTCGACGGGCTTGGGCACGGCGGGCAGCGACGGCTCTTACTCGACCATCGACATGCACACGCTGGTCGCGGTGTCGGCGCAGAACGTCGGCCAGGTCTTCACTGTGACTGGCGTCTATGCCTGCCACCCGGAGACCAAGCAAGCTCTGCCGTACCTGCAGCAGTTCGTCATCACCGGCTCGTCTGGCAACTTCACGACCGTTTCGCCGGCCATCTACCTGTCGGGCGCACGTCAGAACGTGTGTTCGTCGGCTGGCGCTGTGCTGACGACCGCGGCGTTCGATGCCAAGACGGTGACCTTCGTTGGCGCGGCTTCGACCAGCTACGTGCAGTCGCTGATGTACCACCCGGAGGCGTTCCAGTTCGTCACCGCCGATCTGCCGCTGATGGACGACGCCGCCAAGTGTGTGCGTCGCACCCAAGACGGCCTTTCGATGCGCGTCTGGCAAGGCTCGGACATCCGCAATGACGAACTGCTGATGCGTATCGACATCCTGTACGGGATGGCTGCGCTGAAGCCTGAGTGGGCCTGCCGCCTCATCGGCTCGGCCACCGCCTAAGAACTCCTGAAGGAAATCATCATGGCACTTTCAGCCAACCTTGAGCGCCTGAACTACGGCGCCCCCGCCGGTTGCGTTGCGACCGGCATTCACCGCCAAGTCGTCAGCGTCACCGCCAATACCACGCTGACCGCCGAGCAATCCGGCTCGTTGGTCCTGCTTGGCGTGGCGTCTGGCGCAACCGTCACCTTGCCGGCCCCGGCTGAGGGGATGCAGTTCGACGTGTCGGTGTCTGTGTCTCGCACGAGCAACTCATACAAGATCATCACCAACTCGGCGAGCGTGTTCCTGCTCGGCGCCTACATGGCTGGCGATGCAACGATCGCCACCTCGGGTGACATCTTCACTGGCGACGGCACCTCGCATGTGGCGCTGACCATCGACGGCGACACCAAGGGCGGTTTGGTGGGGGGGCATCTGCGCTTCACCTGCATCAGCTCGACGCAGTGGTTCGTCGAGGGCCTGGTGATCGGTACCGGCACGATGGCGACCGCCTTCGCCACGTCGTGATAGAGGGGCGCCCTGGGGCTTCCTGGGGCGCCCTCAACCAGCGAGACAACACCATGCGTATGAAGCACCCGGTGCACGGGTTTCATGTGCCCATGCCTGGCGAACGTGAATCGATGCTGAAAAACGGCTGGGTGGACGAGGTGGATGCGCCTGTGGCGCCCGCCCAAGGCGGATACGCAGTCACTGGAGACGTCGGCTTCGTCGGCAACCCGTCCACTGCGATCGTCCCCATCAAGCGCGGCCCCGGTCGCCCACGTAAGGCTGCGTAATGGTCCAGGCCGCCACCATCATCGGCGACGCGCTCGGTCTTCTGGGCGTAGTTGACCCCGTCGAGGCCCTGGAGGCGGAAGACACTGCGCTCGGGCTCCGCACGCTCAACAGGCGCATTTCGACGACCAATGCGGATGGGTTGATGCTTGTGGCCGCAGCCTTCCAGAGCGTGGCTCTGACCGGTGGAGACGGAACGGTAACCATCGGCCTTCTGGGCGATGTGGCGGTGACGAGGCCAAACCGGATCGAGCTTGGCGCCTACCTTCAGTCCGGTGACGCGAGCTATCCGCTCGATCAGTTGAACCGCGAGCAGTGGGGGCAGGTTTCGAGCAAGGCTCAAACCGGTATGCCGCGCTACTTCAACTACGAGTCTGGCACGGCCGCGCTTGGCACGCTGAAGTTCTGGCCGGTCCCGGACGGCTCGTACACAGCACACCTGCCAATCAAAACGCGTCTTTCGAGCTTCGCCGCGGCGTCGACAAGCTACGAACTGGCGGATGCTGTTGAGGAATATCTAGTCACAAGCCTAGCCATCGACCTAGCTCCCAACTACGGGCGCGAGGCGCCGGGGAGTGTGGTCGCGCGCATGCGCACTGCGAAGACGTTGATCAAGCGTCTCAACAAGCAGATTCCTGTGCTCGAAACGCCAGAACTCCAGGCGATGACGCGGCACGGCACATCGCTGGACGACTTCATCAACGGAGCCGCCTAATGCCAGTTGCATTCGTCGGCCCGTCGTACCAGTTGGCCAGCAGAACGGCCGACGTTCAGCGGTCGGTCAACATGCGACCGGTCCCGGTTGAGAGCGGCTCCGGTGCGGCTGCCTTCATGTTGCAGAGCAACCCCGGGCTGTTGCCGTTGCTGACGTTGACCGGTGAGGGGCGCGGCGCGTATTCGCTGGATGACCGGAAATTCATTGTCGTCGGCATCGGGTTGTATGAGATCTTCGCTGATGGCACGTCGACCCTGCGCGGCACTTTGACGACCAGCACCGGTCGAGTCAGCATCGACGCGAACTCGGTTGAGCTGTTCTTGGTGGACGGCGTTGCGGGGTACACGCTTGAACTTGCCACCAACACCTTCAACGGTCACGGCGGGGTTGGGATCTCTGGAAGTGCACGCACCGCATATCTTGATCAGTACGCCATCTATGCGCCGCCCGGCAACACGTTCTATTGGTCGGAGCTGGGCAATGCAGGCACCGTAGATCCTTTGTCCTTTGCAACGGCGGAAGCCGCGCCGGATACGTTGGTTTCGCACCTGGTGTCGAACCGTCAGTTGCTCCTGTTCGGCCGGAAGGTCACAGAGATCTGGATCAACACGGGCATCAATCCGGACTCTCCGCTGCAGCGCTATGACGGAACCGTGATGGGGGTTGGGTGCCTGGCAGTTCACACGCCGCAGTTGTGCAACGGCACGCCGGTGTGGCTTGGTTCGTCAAACGATGGTGTCGGCTCTGTGTGGATAGCCGAGGGCTATTCGCCACGGCGGATCAGTACGCGTGCGGTTGAGGAATCGATATCCCAATCGACGGACTTGGCCGGATCCTATGCCTACACCTGGTCATGGCACGGGTCGGCGTTCTACTGCTTGCGTGTACCGGGGCTTGATACCACCTGGTGCTTCGACTTCCTCAGCCAGTCGTGGCATGAGCAGGCAGAACTGGTTGACGGCGCCTTCACGCAGCACCGCATCTGCGCAACGATGGTTGCAGACGGCAAGGTCTACGCGCTCTCTACTGACGGCCACGTCTACACCTACAGCGACACCGCCTATGACTTCGATGGCGACGTCATGTGCCGCGATCGCATCAGCCCACATGACCTATCGGGGGGCGAGCG